CGTTCCTTTTCTAACCCACAAAACACCTCGATCGCTCACGATCAGACTGAATCGCTTTGATTAATTTACAAACGGGAGAGATCCTAAGTGATCCGACCTATTCGGGATTAGGAGGTGTGCAAACTCCACGAATTCACTCCAAACTGACTGATTTACCTTCAAAGGGTCAAGACATGATCGACCTTGCCACCGAACTAGGCATCAATCTTATGGAATGGCAACGCTTCGTCTGTATTCATGGGCATAAGGTTCGCGAGGATGGTCGGTGGGCTCATTCTGAACTTGGACTTATCATGGCACGCCAACAAGGCAAGAGCACTTTGATGATGCTCCGGATATTGACCGGAATGTTTGTGTGGGGTGAAGGCTTGCAACTTGCATCAGCTCATAGACTTACAACCTCACTTGAAACATTCAGACAGATTGTTGGCTTGATTGAAACGCATCCGAAGTTGGAAAAGGAAGTAAAGAAAATCCGATGGCAACATGGTGCGGAGGAAATTGAATTATTCGGCAATAGGCGATTTGTTGTAAAAGCTGCTAACAATGCTGCGAGAGGGTTGAGTAAACCCGAAACGATACATTTGGATGAGTTGCGTGAATACAAGGATGAGGATGCTTGGTCGTCAATGCGTTATTCGATGATGGCTGCTAAAAATCCGCAGGTATGGGTTTATTCATCGGCAGGAGATCAGCATTCCGTAATCCTAAACAAATTGCGTGAGAGGGCGTTGGCTTCAGCTACAACCAACGATCCGATTGGTTGGTTTGAGTGGAGTGCAGAACCTGATGCTCCAATCTTGCTTCCGTCAGGCGAGATTAATTGGAGTGCATTTGCTCAAGCCAATCCATCATTGGGAATAACAATTCATCCAGATAACTTAAAAGCAGTTATTAATGATCCGCCGGATATTGTCCGAACCGAGGTACTCGCTCAGTGGGTAGATACAATTAACAGCGCAATTGATGCACAAAAATGGGGATTGTGTCAGACCGATCCGATACCTTTAGATCCTGACAAAGAAACTTGGTTTGGATTAGATTTATCTCCAGATCGAAAGTTTGGCGCATTGGTCGCAACTCAGAAACTATCAGGCGAAAGATTTAATTTGGTTTTACTTCATACTTGGTCTAATGATTATTCAATAAACGATTTAGCGGTTGCAAACGACATTGCTCCTTATGTAAGAAAATATAATGTTCAGACTGTCGCTTATTCCAAAAGGACTGCACAAGCCGTCGCAAGTCGGTTGGTTCCTGCTGGAATTCCCATTACGGATATGGATGGGGCGATTTATGCTGAAAGTTGTGATCGGTGGTTGGGCGCAATCAATTCCCATCGATTACAGCATGGAGGTCAAGACGAACTGACCCAACAAACACTTTCCGCTGCGAAACTGCCCTATGGGGATGGGTCATGGATCATCGGAAGGCGTGCAAGTCGAGTGGCAGTTTGTGCAGCTGTCGCTTCGGCTTTAGCAACATATTTTGCGACACAACAAGAAACGGAAATTGATATACAAGTCGGATAAATTGCATTTATGGTATATTATGTGCTAATGGGATTATTCGACCGATTTACCAATAGATCAAATCAACCAAATTCACAAGTTGATGTTGCTGCTGCATTAGCACCTTATAATTCGCAACAATTAGTTGGCGGAATTCTATTTGGAACAACAACTGCAACTCGCGAACAATACATGGCAATTCCTTCCGGTGCTCGCGCAAGAGGAATCATTTGCTCAACTGTCGGATCTTTACCACTTGAGCAATATAATCATTTTACAAATGAACACATAAGACCAAATCGCGTAATCATGCAACCAGATCCAAGAGTTGCAGGATCAGCAATTTACGCATGGTTAGCGGAAGACATTTTGCTATACGGCGTCGGCTATGGAATCGTCTTGGACGCGTATGCTGCAACCGATGCTTCAAGAATTCGTGCATGGACAAGAATTGCACCAAACAGAGTATTTGCTTCATTAAATAACAATTCAACAGAGATTGAGTATTACACAGTTGATGGCAAGCGAGTGCCACCATTTGGAATTGGATCTTTAATTGTATTTAATGGTTTAGATGAAGGAATTCTTAATCGAGCAGGTCGCACAATTAAAGCTGCTGCTGCATTAGAACAAGCTGCTGAAATGTATGCAAGAGAGCCAATGCCACAAATGGTTCTTAAATCAAATGGCACAAATTTAACTCCAGAGCGAATTACTAAACTATTAGAATCTTGGAAAATATCGAGATCAACAAGATCAACTGCATTTTTGAATGCTGATGTTGAATTACAAGCATTGGGCTTTGATCCTGCCAAATTACAATTAAATGAAGCCAGACAATACTTGGCTTTGGAAATTAGCAGAGCATCTGGCATCCCAGCAAGTTTTGTATCTGCTGAAACTACATCAATGACTTACACCAACACAGTTGCAGAAAGAAAAGCATTGATTGACTTTTCATTGCGACCAATCTTGACAGCCATTGAACAAAGACTTTCTTTTTCAGATTTTTGTCCAAATGGAATTGAAACACGATTTGACATTGATGATTTCTTGCGTGGATCTGCTTTAGAGCGTGCGCAAGTTTATGAAATCCTAAATCGCATTGGCGCAATGAGCGTTGAGCAAATCCAAGAGGAGGAGGACTTAATCCGATGAAGATTAATTTCCCAATTGAAATAACAGCTGCTGATACAAATAAGCGAACGTTGACTGGTCGCATTGTAAGTTGGAATGAGGAAGGTTCAACTAGCGCAGGATTAACAGTATTTGAAAAAGACAGCATTGACTTTTCAAAACCTGTCAAATTATTACTTGAGCATGAGCGCACAAAGCCACTAGGCAAATTAGTTGATATTACTGCCACAGAGCAAGGCTTAGAAGCAACATTTAAATTGGCTAAGACTTTTGCAGCTGATGATGCGCTTGAGGAAGCAGCCACAGGTTTAAGAGATGGATTCAGCGTTGGTGTCAAAATCAACGAATGGAAAAATGAGGATGGCGTCTTGAAAATACAATCGAGTTCCTTGCAAGAGGTATCACTCGTTACCGAACCAGCCATTAGCAGCGCACGAGTTGCTGAGGTAGCAGCTAGTGAAACACCAGAGAATTCCGAAGCAACCGCTGAGGAAACCACAACAAAGGAGAACATAGTGTCAGAAATTACTTCTGAGGCTCCTATCGCAACCGAAGCGGTAGAAGCGACACAGGCTCCAGTTGTAACAGCAAACTACATGGCATATACAAAGCCAAGAGTTGATCTAAATGTTACAGCAGGACAATATCTAAACGCACAAATCAAAGCACTTGGTGGCGACACCGATGCTCGTGATTTAGTAGCAGCATTACAAATTGCAACTGTTTCTGAAAATACAGGAATGGTTCCGCCAAATTATTTGCGTGATGTAATCGGAGTTATTGATTCATCCCGTCCATTCATCGATTCAATTGAGCGTGCTCCACTTCCAGCATCAGGAATGAAAATATTCACTCCTAAACTTGGCACTCAAGCGACTGTTGCACAAACTGGTGAAGGCGTTGAGTTTTCATCAACTGACACAGTTGTAACTTTCCAAGAAGACAATATTGTTAAGTTTGCAGGCGCAAATGTAGTCAATGTTGAATTATTTGATCGTTCAGACCCATCTTTCGCTGACCTTTTGGTTCGTGAGTTAGCAGCATCTTATGCACAAAAGACAGATGCTTATGCAGCAAACATTGCAGCACAAAACTCAATTGGTTCAACCGGATCATCTATCTACAAAGCCATCGCTGATGGAATTGCAGATTCTTATGGCGTTATGCGTTTCACACCAAACCGCCTATTGGTTGCTCCTTCAGGTGGACAAAATGATATTGATTTCGCTGGATTGCTTGGCGCAGTTGATGGATCACAGCGCCCACTATTCGCAGCAGCAGCTCCACAAAATGCTGGCGGATTAATTTCACAAGGTTCAACAGCTGGAACAGTTGCTGGTCTTTCATTAGTAGTTGATCCCAACTACACAGGCAACGATGCAGGTGCTAAGTATGGATTAGTTTATCCATCAGCAGCAATGCGATTCCACGAGAGTGGCACAATTGAACTTCGTGCCAACTTGGTTGCTAACGGACGCATCGAAATCGGTCTTTATGGTTATGTAGCCGTAGTGAACCGCTTCCCAACTGCATTCCGTTATTTAACAGTAGCGTAATTTAACTGAGTGCCTGAGGTTGCTCCCGATCTCAGGCATCCATTAATGGGAGTTTAGAGAGGAACTTATGCCTACAATTATAACCGCAAGTCAATTGCGTTCCGTATTGGGTGTAAGTTCCGCTCTATATGATGACACTTACTTAAACCAAATTATTGACACAGCAGAAACAGTTATTCTGCCAATGCTAGTTACATTCAAAAGCCCAATTGAAAAAGTGTCGCTGACTGATAATGTCGCCACTTTCACTACACTAGGAATTCATGAATTTACCGAAGGACAATCAGTTGTCATCACAGGATGCGGAAGCCCTTACAACGGAACAAGAGCTGTGCTGGCAGATAATCTTGGACAATATACCTTTTCACAATCAATCACTAATGCCGACATACTCGAGGCTAATGTCATCCCATCCGGAGTTGCTGCCCTTTCTGGCGGATCAACTTATGTTGGAAACGCAGCTGTTCAGTCAGCCGTCTATACAGTTTCAGTCGAAGTTTTCCAAGCAAGACTTGCCGGTGGAGGACAAATCGAAGGAGTAGATTTTTCACCAACACCATTTAGAATGGGTCGATCACTTTTCAATAAATGCGTTGGTTTGTTGGGTTCATACATTGATACTGAAAGTATGGCTCTCTAAATGCCTAATCAAACCATTCTTGAGCAAGTTCGCACACCTTTAGCAACTGCTTTATCTACTGTTGCGGGAAATGTTTATGCTTGGGTTCCAGAGTCTATAATTCCTCCAGCTGTGGTGTGCGTTCCGGATTCACCTTATTTGGAATTTGAAACAATAAGCAAAACAAACATTCGGGCTAAAATTAATATGACCATTACAGTTGCGGTTGCATATAACAGCAATCCCGCATCGCTCGACAATATCGAGCAATTGATTATAAGTGTTCTGGCAGTAATTCCAGTTGGATACATTGTCAGCTCGGTTGAAAGACCGACAGTTACTCAAGTTGGTGCATCAACGCTGCTCATCGCAGATGTTCGAGTATCTACCTACTACACGCAAACAATATAAGGAGAAATCATGGCAACAGTCGTAATTACCGGTCGTGATGTTGGTTTATCTTTCACAGGTGGAACAGATATTCAAGCACAAGCGACAAATGCAGTATTAACAAAAGTTAATGAGCGTCAGGTATATCAGACCCTTGAGGGCGAGGCATACAAGACAACAAACATTTCAGGAACATTCCAGTTGGACATGTTGGCTGATTGGGGCAAGGCAAACTCAGTATGCGAGGCTCTATGGGCTGCTGCTGAAAGCGCACCAGACACAGACATCAGCATGACACTTACAGCTGCATCAGGAGCGCAATTTGTGTTCCCAGTAAAGCCTGAGTTTCCAACTGCTGGTGGATCAGGAATTGATGCTCAGACAGTATCATTTACCTTTACAGTATCTAAGGGCGCAGTAGTAGAAACCTTTAGTTAAAAACTAGCAACGGGAGCAAAATGAAACTACCAATCACAATTGAATACAGCTCAGGCGAGCAAGCAACTTATATTGCCCAACCGCCTGAGTGGGCGAAATGGGAAAAGCAGACAGGAAATGTCATTGGACAAGCATCCGAGAAGCTGGGTATTTGGGATCTTATGTTTTTGGCTTATCATGCTCATAAGCGTGAAGTTGCCGGAAGCAAGCCAATCAAACCAATGGATATTTGGATGGAAACAGTAGCCGATGTAATAGTCGGTGATGCAGACCCAAAAGCCACAAAGCAGGAAGCCTAAACAGATTATTGGTTGAGTTGGCAATTGCAACTCATATACCAATGAGTGAATGGGTTGATGCGGATGACATATTAACAGCGATCGAAGTATTGGAGGCGAGAAGTGGCAAATGAAACTATCGCATACAATAAAAACGATCTGCGTGATATTTACAAAGCATTTAAACTTATGGATGAACAAGCAACAGAGGAAGCAAGAAGTCAATCTGCTGCTTTGGCGTATTTTGCATCAGAGGAAATTAAACAGGCAGCTAGGACTAGAACAAAGGCTGGCAAGGTTGCGGAAAGAGTCGCAGACGGCGTTAGCATCTCTAAATCAAGCAAAATCGGTGAGTTCCGTTATGGCTTTGCAAGACAAAAGTTTTCAGGTGGTGCTACAACGCAAACCCTATGGGGTGGTGTTGAGTTTGGTTCAAATAAGTTCAAACAGTTCCCTGCATATTCAGGACGGCAAGGCAGAGGTAGTCGGGGATGGTTTATCTATCCGACCCTTCGCAGAATTCAGCCTGAATTGATTAACAAGTGGGAAGCAAGTTTTGATCGCATTATTAAGGAATGGGTCTGATGGCAACTGGTAATCGCACGCTTAAGTTATCAATTCTTGCTGATGTTGATGACTTAAAAAAGAAATTAGGCGAAGCTGATAAAGCCGTTGAAAGTAATTCAAGCAAGATTGCGGATTTTGGAAAGAAGGCTGCTGCTGCGTTTGCGGTGGCTGCTGCTGCTGCCGTTGCCTATGGCACTAAATTAGCCATTGATGGGGTCAAGGCTGCGATAGAGGATGAGCAAGCACAGTTAAGGCTGGCTAATGCTTTAAGAGAAGCCACAGGGGCTACTGATGAGCAAATAAAGGCAACTGAGGCAATGATCCTCAAAACATCTTTGGCGACTGGTGTGGCGGATGACCAACTTCGTCCGGCGATGCAAAGGTTGGCGGTTTCGACAAAATCAACTGAGGAAGCACAAAAGTTATTAAACCTAGCATTAGATATTGCAAAAGGTCGTGGCATTGAATTAGAAACTGTTGCAAATGCTCTAGGTCGTGCTCAAGATGGCAACACCACAGCTCTTGGTAGATTAGGTCTTGGATTATCAAAGAGCGAACTTGCCACACTTTCATTCACTGAAGTTCAACAAAAACTTTCAGATCTTTATGGTGGCGCAGCAGCTACAAACGCCGAAACATTTCAAGGAAAGATTGATCGACTAAAGGTTGGCTTTGATGAGGCAAAGGAAAGTCTTGGAGTTGCTTTATTGCCACAGGTTGAAAAGTTTATTGGTTTCTTAAATGAAAGTGGCATTCCTGCCCTTAATGCATTTATAGCAGGATTAACTGGGGATGAGGGTTTAACTAATTCTTTGAATCAAAGCCAAAAGGGTGCTGAATCATTTGGTAAAGCGATTGCTGTGGTTGCTGGAATTATTTCAGGATTTATTACATTTGTAAGAGAAGCAATTGGTTTATTGGTTGAGTTTGCAAACCAAGCCATTCGAGTTGTAAATCTAATTAAGCCCGGAGCAGATATTGGATATATTCCAAATCCATCAAAGACTGGATCAATGCTTGGTCAGACCCCATCAGTTCCAAGTTCTAATTTTACCTATGGTGCAGGAAATCCAACTATCATTAATAATGTTTCAGTCCAAGCCGTTGATAGTGAAGGTGCTGCAAGAGCCGTTGCAAAGGTATTAAATAACAGCGCATCTAGGTCAGTTCCACAGCTCTACAATAACGGCATCAAGGGCGGATAATGACTGTATTTACTCCTGATTGGAAACTGACAATCAATGCGGTGGAATACACAAATGTTGCAATATCTGACATTGCTCATCAGGCTGGTCGTGAAGATATTTACTCTCAACCTAATCCATCTTATATGCAAATTGAATTAGTTGCCTTAAACAATGAAAACTATAATTTGCAAGTTAATGACGGATTAACTTTACAAGTCAAGGACAGCACAAACACTTATCGAACTTTGTTTGGTGGCAACATCACAGACATTACAACCGAGGTTGCAACTGCAAGCAGTATTGCCGAAACTTTTACTTATACCATCCTTGCTTTAGGTTCATTGGCTAAATTGCCAAAAGTAATCTACAACGGCACATTGGCTCAAGATGATGACGGCGATCAAATCTATGAATTGCTTTCAGAGTTATTCTTAAACAATTGGAATGAAGTGCCAGCAGCTGAAACATGGTCTGGCTATGATCCAACAATAACTTGGGCAAATGCTGAAAACATAGGACTGGGCGAGATTGATCGCCCCGGAGTTTATGAACTTGAAAATCGAACTGCCGATCCTGACACTACTTACAACATTGCAAGCCTTATCGCCAACAGCGCACTTGGAGTTTTATACGAGGACAATGAGGGTCGCATCTCCTATGCTGACACAACTCACAGACAGAATTATCTTGCCAATAATGGATACACAGAAATTTCAGCCAACACCGCTATTGGTGCAGGATTAAAGGTTTTGACTAGAGGTGCAGATGTTAGAAACGAGATTATTCTCAATTACGGCAATAACTATGGATCGCAAAAAATTGCAATTGATCTTACTAGCATTGCAACCTTTGGTTATCGAGGTGAAACCCTAAATACAGTCCTTCATGATGCAACTGATGCACAAGCTGTGGCTGATCGCTTTATTGCCCTAAGATCCTATCCAAGAGCCTTATTTGACAGCATTACATTTCCATTGACTAACTCAGCAATTGATGATGCTGACCGAGATGCGTTGCTTCAAATCTTTGTAGGTCAGCCAATGCGAATAACAGACTTGCCTGTACAGATAGCCCCAACTCAACAATTTGAGGGTTATGTGGAAGGCTGGCGTTGGAGCACTAGATTCAACGAGTTATTTTTAACCATAAATCTAAGTCCGATAGAATTCTCTCAAGTAGCACTTCAATGGGAGCAGGTATCAGCCTCAGAGGCATGGAACACTCTAAGTGGTACACTTACATGGGAAAATGCGATTGGAGCAGTAGCCTAATATGGCAAACACAACGAATTTTAATTGGGAAACACCGGACGACACAGATCTGGTTAAGGATGGCGCAGCTGCTATCCGCACACTTGGTTCAGCCATTGACACATCTTTGGTTGATCTTAAAGGTGGAACATCTGGTCAAATTCTATCCAAAGCAACTAACACCGATATGGATTTTACTTGGATTACAAATGATGTCGGTGATATAACAGCAGTATCTGCTGGAACTGGAATTAGTGGTGGTGGCACTTCAGGTTCTATCACAATTACAAATGATATGGCAACTACAATTACAGCATCAGGAGATATTGTTGTTGGAACCGGTTCAGGAACTTATGACAATTTGCCAATTGGAACAACTGGTCAAGTTTTAACTGCCGATACAACAGTTTCCCCATACAAAGTAAAGTGGGCAACCCCTGCTGGCGGTGGAGGCAAAGTGTTGCAGGTTGTTTCAGCAACAACAACAACTCAAAAAGATACTTCAAGTTCAACTTATGTTGATTCAAATTTAACTGCAACAATTACGCCAACTTCAAATACTAGTAAAATTTTAGTAATGGCAAATCAAAGCGGATTGCGAAAAAGCAATGGAGCTGCCAATACTATTTTATCACTTAAGTTATTGAGAGATTCAACTGGATTAATGGAAAGACTTTTTACACTTTACACCAACACAGCAATTGTTTTGACCATTCCAGATGCAACTTTTATTTATTTGGATTCTCCAGCAACAACATCAGCATTAACTTATAAAACACAAATTAAAAGTTATAATGGAACATCAGATGTTGGAGTTCAATATAATGATGATCTTAGTTCCATTGTTTTATTAGAAATAGGTGCATAATGGCTAAAGCCCACGAAGTTTTATCAATGTTGATTCCAACCGGCGGTTGGGCTATCACAGGAAATGAATATGAAGGCATTGAATTTATTGAAGCCGAACCGATTACTAAAGCAGAGTTTGAGGCAGGATTTGCCAAATATGATGCTTGGAAGGCTGAACAAGATGCTATTCAAGCATCAACTAAAAAAGCATTATTAGAAAAACTTGGCATTACTGAGGATGAAGCAAAACTGCTCCTTGCGTAATGAAACCATTTTTATCTAAAGCTGCCGTTCAACTTCGGGAACAGATTGATGATTCATTCCCAGATCGCAGCCGTAAAAGTGATGGATGGATAGCCTCGGCACAGCATCAAATGCGATCAAAGGTTTCGGATCATAATCCGCTACCTTCAGGTGAAGTTTGTGCTATCGATATTACAGCAGATTTAGGTGCAGCTGAAGGAATATCTGCCTATCTTGCTGATCAAATTCGCATTGCTGGCAAAACAGATAAGCGAATCAAATATGTTATTCATAATCATCATATTGCCAGCAAACTATTGAATTGGCGTTGGCGCAGATATAAAGGTGGAATTAATCCCCATACAAAACACATTCATATTTCATTCCATCCAAACAAATCAGGAGAGTTCTTTAATATCCCACTACTAGGAGGCAACGCATGAAACTATCCAAAAAACACAAGGCAGCAATTAAGTCATATTTGAGAGCTGTAGCTGCTTCTGGGATTACTGTCCTTTTGGCAATCGTCGCTGACATCCGACCAGAGTTTGCAATTCTTGCCGGAGCATTAGTTGCACCTATCGCAAAAGCATTAGATCCAAAGTCCGGTAAAGAAGCTGATTATGGAATTAATGCGAAATGACAGCAAACGAATGGGTTGGTATCGCCGTTGGCGTATCCGCCATATCAACAAGTTTGTTAGTGGGTCTGCGCTGGGTTATTAAATCCTATTTGAATGAATTGAAACCAAACGGAGGCTCATCAATTAAGGATCAGATTAATCGATTGGAACAGCGTGTCGATGATCTATTTGTTTTAATCTCTAAGCGATAATTTTATTTATGGCGAACACTCGAAAACCTATCAAACGCAAAAAGATCAATCGTCGTGTCGTTCGCCAATCTCCTGAACCATTAACAAAGATAGATCAGCATTACACCGCATTGCATGAATGTTATAAAGCAGCTCGTAAAGCAGGATTTACGCCAGAGCACGCATTCTGGCTAATGACCGAGCATAAGACTTTTCCTGATTGGATCGTAGGCGATGGCGGGATTATTCCTTCAATAGATCCAACTGACGATGAGGATGACGATTAAGCGATACTTAGTAATAAGTGATTTGCAAATTCCATACCATCATGAAACAGCCGTCAAGAATGTTATTAAATTGGCAAGGCGTGAAAGATTTGACAGCGTTCTATGCGTTGGCGATGAGATCGACTTTCAAACCATTAGCCGTTGGGCTGAGAAAACACCTTTGGCTTATCAACAAACTTTGGATGATGACCGCACAGCTACTCAAGAAATCCTTTGGGCTCTCACAGAGCACAGCCGAGAGGCTCATATTATCCGCAGTAATCATACTGATCGCCTATATAACACTTTATTAAAAGTTCCGGGAATGATCTCACTTCCCGAATTGCAGTATGCCAAGTTTATGGATTTTGAATCTATGGGCATTACATTCCACAAAACATTCTTTGAATTTGAAAAGGGTTGGATCTTGGCGCATGGCGATGAAGGCAACATGAATCCTAACGCTGGACAGACTGCCCTTAATCTAGCCAAGAAGGCTGGTAAGAGCGTGGTTTGTGGTCATACCCATAGACTAGGTATGTCAGCCTATTCAGAGGGGCTCTACGGGGCTTACAGACCCCTTTACGGGGTTGAAACAGGCAACCTTATGAACCGAGCAAAAGCATCTTATACAAAGGGCTTGGCTAACTGGCAAATGGGAATAGTCATAATGGACTGGGATGGGAAAAATATGAATGTGCAAATGATTCCAATTAACAAAGATGGCAGTTTTACAGCTCTTGGAAAGTCTTATGGGGCGTGAAACAGACTATATCGACCGCACGATTGATGACCATATCGATGATATTGAGGATATTGGCGTTATCTAATCGTTATAAAACACGCCGAAAGTAATTAACCGCCTGTCCTTGATCTAGGTCATACTTTATGTATCCACAAGAGCTGTGGATATGTAAGGGAGCAACATGACCGCAAAAGATGACATGCTACAACTGGCTTGGATATTTATGGGCTTGGGTATAGGCGCATGGATTATTCATGAAATTAAAGACACCGCATTCCAAAATGGATATTGGAAAGGTCGGGCGCATGGTTGGGATTCACACCGCAGACTGATGAACACCAAAACTAAGTCTGATGAGGTTTTTGACTATGACAAGCAGAACTGAGTTTTTGGATGAGATCGCAACAATTCTCTCAGCTAGAGGATCGGTTTACGGAAGCAGTCAAAGCAATCACGAGCGAATCTCAGAATTGTGGTCTGCTTACTATGGAGATTACATATCGCCAATGCAGGTTAGTATCATGCAATTGCTCGTTAAGGTCAGCAGACTTGCCGAAACTGCAAATCACCAAGATAGTGTTAAAGACATTATTGGTTATGCAGTCATCTACAAAGAATTGCACGACCATTATGACCAAGAGTTTGGAGTAGCTGATGGCATTTAATCTCGAGGATTATGAGGATGTGGCTACTCTTAATAAATGGTTTCAAAGTAATTATCCTATGGGATCTTTACGCATAATTAAACAAGAACATCACATATTTACTGATAACAATGGCAATCGCATTGATGAATTATTTGTTGTTCAGACTGGAGCATTTAGGGATGCAAATGACACCAATCCGGCGGTTATGAATGTTGCTCGGGGATTGCAAAGCGAATATCCCAAACATATGGCTCGGTTTTATTTAGAGGATGTTATTACCAGCAGCTATGGAAGGTCAATTGCTCTTTTGAAAGCGACAAATAAAACTGCAATTAAGGATGATATGAAAAAGGTTGAATCCAATCCATCATTTAAGGACAAATTGCAGAGCCGACAAAGCATGTATGGCAAAACTGGATCTAAGTCAGCACAAATTGAAACAATCCTGAGAGATAGTTTTGAAGCTGATAAACCTAAAGATCCGGTCGCTTGGTCTGTTGGTGATGTTGTTGCTGAGATTGGTGCATCAATACCTAATGAGCCACCAGCGTGCCAACATGGGCATATTTTGAAAGAAGGAATCTCTAAAGGAGGTAAGCCTTATTATGGTTATGTTTGCAAAGCAAAAGCATGTGAACCTAAATGGGCAAAACTTACAGCTAATGGAAAATGGTATTTTGAAGGAGGTGAATAAATGGGCGAATTACAAATTATCGATGGTTCTGGTCTAACTGCAACTTTTACAGATGACGGAGTTAAAGTAGAACCATCAACAACATATTGCGACTTATGCAACGATGACAGATTACTTCATGAGGGCGATCTGCTTCGATGCTATAACTGCCACGCAATCAATCGGATTCCGTATCATGCCTAATTACGAATACGAATGTGATGGCGAGGGATTGAGTATTGTATTGGAACTTCCAATGAAGCACGAAATCCCTTGTTGTCAAGTATGTGGGGCTAAATTAAGGCGTGTCTATTCAGCAGTTCCAGCAATCTTTAAGGGAACTGGATGGGCTGGTAAAGGTGGTTAAATTTAAATGCAATGGATGCTCTGGTAATACTGAATTCATTTGGCTAGAAGGTTATACAACAGCTCATGGATTTCGGGTGTATCAATGCCTTAGATGCAATTGCATTGGAACAAAGAATCTAGCAGAAGCAACTGACACTCAAGAGCCTGTTATCAGATGCACTAAATGCGGGTCTTGGATGTTTGTAGATCAGGAGTGCCATACATGTGCGCTAATCATGACGAAATGACACACATCATCAATTGGGCTTATCAAAACAAGCTGCGTGAGCAATGGCTACTCGATAACCCAGATGCAGAATACATTGGTTGGATGTCGATATGAAAGTTTTGTTAGCATGTGAGGAAAGCCAAGTTGTTGCTAGAGAGTTTAGGGCTTTAGGGCATGAGGCTTATTCTTGCGATGTATTACCTACATCTGGAAAGAATCCAGAATGGCATATTCAAGGTGATGTGCTAAATCACTTAAATGATGATTGGGATATGATAATTGGCTTTCCGCCTTGCACTTACATGACCAATGGTGGAGCTGTGAGAATGTATCCTAAGAAAGGTCAGATTGATCCGGAACGCTTTCAAAAGGCAATGAAGGCTAAAGCCTTCTTTATGGCTATCTACAACGCTCCAGCAAAACATATTGCTATTGAGAATCCTTTACCAATGAAAATAATTGGATTGCCTGAAAGAAGCCAATTGATCCATCCTTATCAATTTGGTGATCCATATTCTAAGAAAACCTGTTTGTGGCTTAAGAACTTGCCAAACCTAGTGCCTACAAATGTTCTGAATGAATATCAACCTTTTATTAATGGTGGAGGTGGTCGATTGAATCGAACGCATTACAAAAATAAAAAGTTTGCAGGAGGGTCAATAGCAAGATCTAAGACATTTCCGGGAATTGCAAAAGCGATGGCTTTACAATGGGCATCATGACTTGCCGTCTGACCTGCGGTTATGCTGATGTATTTGGAGGCGTATGCTACCCTTAAACGCAAATTCGCTTTCAGAGCGAAAGGGCGATCTGCGAAGCAGAAAGATCGCAAGGTTTGGTTTGGTGATACCTCTGTTCATAGCCTTAAACATAGGCTTGTTAAAAGATTATTCCGTTGCTTCATCAGATAGAATTAATCATTACAGACAATGGGCTTTCATGCAGCTTAATGACTTAGATCAATTTTACTGTTTAGATGAATTGAATTTTAAAGAATCAAGATGGAATCCAAAGGCTAAGAATGGTAGTCATTATGGTATTCCACAAGGTAGAAGCAAATGGTTAGCAACAGTTGATGGATATAAACAGATTGATTGGCAATTGAAATACATAAAGAAGCGATACGATAATCCTTGCAATGCACTACAACATCATAAGATTAAGGGATGGTATTGAGTAAGTCAGCTCTAAGATCTACCGGATCAACAAGACAATGGAGAAAGATCAGGGAACGCATTCTGCGATCTGGTCAGTTCCTGTGCGTCTATTGTGGGCAAGAGGCTGATACTGTCGATCATGTAATTCCAAGAAGGCTCGGTGGAAACGATAGTGATGACAACCTTGTCGCAAGTTGCAAAAAATGTAATTTATCTAAGGGTGGGCGGTTTTTTGTGAGCAAGAGAACAC